AACCAATCATAGGTCGCCAGCCAGCAACAAAGACTGAGCGATGTTCTGCTTCTACTTTATTGACTTCAACTTGTGCGAGATTAAGTTGGTTAGCATTATCAATGAGTGTCTTTTCAATCTCTTGCTTAGCTTTCTCTGCACCATTCTTATCAGGAATGACTCGATCAATAACGGTAGAAATTAGTGGAAGTATTGCGCTAATCATAGACGTAGCAACCAGCTAACAACAGTCCGTAACAATGCGACACATTTTTGGACGAGGCTTTTTACTTGTTTCTTCATCCAATTCCATATCATCTGATACTCGGTTGCTATCCAGGCAATCATCAGTGCTAATATTGTCAGTAGGATTACTGCGATTAATATTTCCATGCTCTGTCTCCATATCAAAATAATAAATAAGAATAAGTAAATAATAACATCAAGGCGAATGCTAGTATGACTGCTTCTTCTCTCATAAGATTAGTGTAATGTACTCATGACGACAGCGACTACGATGGCCCCGAAGCCAGCCATGATACCCCAGATTAATTTGTTAAGCATATTTTCAATGCGATCTAATCTATGATGTATTGTGTCATATCTTTCTGCACAAAGTTTTTCGTGAGCAACTAATTCGTCATGCGGACTCATAATAAATTCCAGTTATATTCTTACATATTAAGAAAAATATTACCATACACAGCACAGGAAACAAATCCATTTTTTAAAATATTTAATCATGCACTTACATTCACATTGGTATACACAAACCAAGTAACTAACACCGCTCTTGGTGTGGGTGAGGGTGTTACATAATGTCCAAAAGTTCCATAAGGTGGGAATATAACTAATTTTCCTTTTTCTGTTTTTATAGATTTATTTTGTAATGGAAAAACTATCTCCCCCCCATCTTCATTAGTAGTTAAGTGCAATATCACAGAAGCATACCTTAAAAAATTACGTGCCACTTCTCCGTCAGAATGATAATGGCAAATTTGATTTGGATTATACCTATGAAACTCATACCCAGTATCTCCACCGTTTTTAAATTGTGGTTTGTAATGAATGTCGACTACATTCTTACCAGCATTTTTCATAACAGCAGTTAATTTGTTATCTAATTCTTTTAATTCAGGTATGTCAGATATAAATACTGTGTCCCCCTCTCTATTATAAGTATTTATTTTGCTTTTATTAATAAATGGTAAGCACGATGTTGTTATATAATCTACAAAATCATCATCAATAAAATTAGGATATTCTAATATTAAACTATGTGAGTCTCTTGTTATTGCTTTACAAAGTGATTCACGGCGATCATATTTTTCATTTTTATGTGGCCCGTTTGCATCTACGTAATGTAAAAAAACTTGAGCTTGCCATTCCCCTTCTTCATATTTTTCTCGCCAATGCTCTACTTCTTGTCCACGATATAAAACAGCATCGCCTACTTTCATATCTACTTTATTACCATCTATGTAGATAGGCCAACTATTCCCCTTAAATCCTAGTGTGATTGTTGCGCTTATTTCACACGCTGGTCGGTCAGTGTGCTTTAATAATTCCTCACCTGGAGCATACAGTCTAGCGTATGAGTAAGTAGGTAATAATTTGAATCCACTTGCAATTTCAAAGCGAGGTAATAAATCTTGTAATAATTGGTCAAACCTAGGATGTCCATACACAGCTTGTGATTTAGGGCATTGATCATCTTGTGTCGTTAGCCCGTCTTTAACTGCGTGTTTTAATGCTTGTGTTAGCTCTGCACAATTCTGTTCGTCTATAAAAGATTTAAGGTAAGCATATTTATGAGTTGCAAATAATGTTAAATGCTGTTCCATTAGATTTGTATTTTACCTAAACCAAGTAATTATAGAGTATCTAGTTCCTTTAGTCACAGGCATAATTTCATGTGGATACATGAACGTAGATGGAAACATTATAACATCGCCTTGATTAAGTTTATATTTTAATTCTCTATCAAAGAAAGCAAACTCACCACCTTCATAATTATCATTTAATGCAAATGAACAACTAATTAATCTAGGTGCTTGTAAAAAAGAATCAACATGCTGAATATAAAACTGACCTTCTGTATATCTTAATAATTCATATCCAGTATCTTCTGCAATATGAGCGTGTGGAAATTGATTATTATACTCTTGAATACAATTACCAGCACAATTAAATATTTCAGCATCTATACTACGTCTAAGTTTAGACTCGTTTATTATGAATGGTTGTGACATTTCAATGGTATGGCAATTTCTTAATTCAAGATTAGGTGTGCCATTTTTTCCAATCCCTGTTTGCACCCATTCATTAGAGTCAGCATATTCTTTTAAAATTGTATTGCACAACTCTTGTGGCACAATATTCTTTAAGATAACAATATAATTATTTAACTGATCCATATAATTATTATCTTGTAATTCTTGGTTCACAAGTTATGGTGTTTGTGCCTCTGCCTCTGCTGCCGCTGCTGCTGCTGCTGCTATTTCAGCTTCAATCTCTGTTTTTCTTGTTTGCCATTTTGTTACACACACGTTGGCCCAGTCTGGTAAAGAAGTTATCTCATCATTTTGAATCATAGAATTATTATATTCTATATGTCCAGAAGAACCATTCCATTGTAATGCCCAAAAATTTTCAGGAAAGGCTACGCCAGTTAGATCAATATCCAAAGCATTATTATCTACATGAACTTTGTTATCTTCCTTTACAATCGTTACTTTCATTTTATCTTTTTCCTTTTAAAATGTTATTTAGTCTTTAGTTGCTGTTATAACGTCTAAATATTTTACTGCTAAATCAATGGCATTACCACTAAATGTACCAGAACCAGAAGTAAAGCTAAATGGGTGGTCGTGAGAACCGCCACCGCCTGTATTTTGAAGTGAAACAGTGCTAAGATTGCCAACACCACCAGAAATTTGAGGCGATGTGTTTCTCTGGATGCCGTCCGTCGCGGCCAGTGAAGATGGGCCGTGGTTGTGAGCTGGGATTTGTGGTGTTGAAAGAGTTGTAGCTCCCGCTGTGCCAGTAACACTTGTAATGGTTACTGAGCCTGTTGGAGTCTTAGACGCAAATGCAGTTGTAAAATCTACCGTACCTCCTGTGCTGGCTGCGCCAGTTGTTACACGCAAAGAATGTTCATTATAGTTTACTGTATCTTTAGTCCATCCTGTCGGCGCTGCTGTTTGAGCAAACATTAATCGAGTACCAGCATCAAAAGCGGCAGCGGCAGCAGAAGTCCATGCCGATCCGTTAGAGGTTAATACATTTCCAGACGTGCCAGGGGTAATATAAGCTTGAACGGTAGAGCCAATGTCACTAGCTACGACTACATTGCTACCACTGCCTTGTAGTGTGCCAGTAAAGTTTGCAGTTGCATCATCATACTTTGCAGTATCGGCATCATAGGCTTGCACAGTTGATCCAAGGTCTGCATCTAAAACTGCCGTGCTTGCTATGTCTCTTGCTCTAGTCATCTTTTATCCCCTATTTTTAACTTAGCAGATTGCGCTAACATTTTAATACTATTCTCATTTGCTTTAACCATTTCATTTCTAAATGATTCTACTGCTGCACCTGTTTGTCTTTGTTGTCCAGAATTTTCTACTAATAACATAGGCAATAAAGTTACAGCACATTGATATTCATCTACGTCTTTTCCCGTATTAGTGTCATATCCTTGTATTCTTGTAAACCAACTACATTTTAATCCAATACATTTTTTTTGTATTAGCGGGCAATATGTTCCTTGTTCTATCCTCATATATTAATCCTTAGATGCAATAATTAAATCAACATACTGAACGGCTAGGTCAATAGCATCGCCACTAAATGTACCAGAGCCACTAGAGAAACTAAATGGGTGGTCGTGAGAACCGCCACCCCCTGTTGCGGAAGTAGCTGTGCTTACATTACCCCTGACAGTAGAAGCCTGAAAATTACCATTAGGAAATGGCTGTGTACTGGTTCTGTCATAATTATGGGTGTGAGAAGGAATTTGTGGTGTCGATAAAGTTGTTGCCCCCGCACTACCTGTAACACTTGTGATCGTAACAGAACCCGTTGGTGTTTGTGACGTAAAAGCTGAGGTAAACGCAACCGAACCACCTGAACTTGCTGTTCCAGAAACTACTCGTAATGCTTTATTATTATGTGTGGCTTGTTTAGTCCATCCTGTCGGCGCTGCTGTTTGCTGGAATAACATTAATGTGCCAGCGTCAAAAGAAACAATAGTTCCCCAAGACTCATTTGTTCCATCAGTAGTTAAATACTTACCATTGTTACCTGTTTGCGATGGTAATGAATATGTTGTAACTGTTCCCCATGATGAGTTTGTGCCATCAGTTGTAAGATACTTACCAGCATTACTTGTTTGTGATGGTGTAACTTCGTCAAAAGATTTAGGAACAAAATTAGAACCATTGTATTGAAGTAAATCATTCGTAACTACGCCAGCAGTATTCACATCATTAGCATCATCAATACTAAAGCTTGCTAATGAGAATGTGCCGTAAGCAATAATGTCAACTATATCTGTGCCTGATGTTCCAATCGCTGAAGCAAAGACAATGCTTGTGCCTGATGTAGCTGTAATGTCTGTGCCATTAACCATCTTGACACCATTAAGATAGACATCAACATAACCAGCATCATAAGCAAGTGTATTTGCATTATCATCAGCCCCTGTAATGGTTGTTGTGCTTGAAGATACGCTATATATAAATCGATCCGCCGTACCATTGACAGATGAACCCGCCGCTACCCAGCCACCCGATCCATACACTTTCATAGTGTCGGTTGCTGTATCAAAGTATAAATCACCTATTTGTAATGCAGAACTGTCTGCTCTTACGGTAGGTGCAGTTGCTGAAGGGCCATAGTAAACATCAGCAAAGTTGCTAATATCTACAATGTTAGTTGCAGCAGTTGTTACGTCTGAGCTAATGCCAGCAACAGAAGTTACATCGGCAGAGATGCCAGCAACAGTTGTAACGTTAGCAGAGTTTCCAGCAACGGTTGTCACATTAGCTGATATACCGCTTACTGTATTTACATTAGCAATATTAGCACCAGTAGCATTTACATTAGCAATGTTGGTAGCAACAGTTCCAATCGTATCTGTGCCTGATAAATTAGTAGCAACTGTGCCAATGTTTGCACTATCACCCGCAACTGTGGTGACATTGGCTGAGATACCAGCAACTGTGGTAACGTTTGCAGATATACCTGAGACAGTTGTAACATTAGATGAGATACCAGCAACGGTTGTAACATCGCCTGATATGCCAGCAACAGTATTAATATTCGTTTGGTTAGATACAGTCGGTGTTAATTGATACCATGTCGTTGTACCAAGATCATAGACTTTCATCACATCATTAGTTGTATCAAAATATAAAGCACCATCTTGTAATGGATCACCATCATTATCTACTGTTGGATTAGATGCTTTAGCACCTAAATATGTATCATCAAAGTTATCTGTATAAGCAGCAGCAGCAGCCTCACTTGCAGCGGCAGCACTTGCTGAAGATGATGCAGCACTTGCACTAGATGAAGCAGCACTCGCGCTTGATGATGCGGCACTTGCTGATGATGAAGCAGAACTAGCTGAAGATGACGCAGCACTTGCACTTGATGAGGCATTGCTTGCTGATGTTGCAGCTTCACTTGCATGCGTCTTAGCGGATTTAGTGCTTGTTCCATCTGGACTTGAAGCATCTTCTGCCCAAGCTTTGGCTGATCCACCTGAAGCAGTTAGATTACCTTGTGCATATTCTTTTGCAGAGTATTCAGATGTATCAACAGCAGCCCCTGTGGAGGTTGCCCATTCTTTAGCAGCACCTTTGCCTGATGTTGTAGTAACGCCTGTGCCACCAATAGACCATGCTTTAGATGAATAGTCTGTGGATTCTACAATACCATCTGTTTTAGTTGCCCATTCCTCAGCCTCGTCTGCAAAGCCACTTGCGCTTGCAGCATCCACCATAAGATTCCATTTAGCATAATCAGCATTGGTTGTAAGTGGTAAAGCACCAGAAGAAGTATGTGCAGTTATACAAATATAAACATTGTTATTCGTAGTATCTTTAACTAAGTCACGCTTACTGTAAGCAGTAGAAGCTGCCCAATCACCACGCCAATTACCTACAATCTCACCTGTAACTGGATTACCATCTGCATCAAACGCGAGTGTCTTGTTTGCCCTTATTGTATTTAAAGGCAATGTCATATCAATGGTAGTAGGATCAGTATTAGGTGCGCGTAATGATCGATCAGATTGTTCTAAGATTTGTTGAACAAATATGGTTTGACTATCAAACTCATCATTCAATGAGGTAGCAAAGAGTGGGCCACCTGTAGTAAAGTCTGTTGTTCTTTGAATAGTTCTATCACCGACAATGGTAATACGATCAGAAGCTGTAGGGGTGCTAGGAACATTGGTGCCTACGACAATTGTTACAGAACCTGTACCATCACCAGAGATTGATACAGTATAGTCTGTAGTAAGTGTCAGCTCAGTCGTATTAAAGTATACGGCAATGTCAGTTTGAGCCAATACTTCAAATGCAAATGCATAAGGGCCTACACCAGCTGAGCCAGTGTATACTATACGTCTCGTTGTGCTTGATATATCAATTGCCATAATGTTTACCTATCACCGATTAATGTGTTTACAGATTTTTCTTTCTCTGCTGCTTGTACTTTTTTCTTCTCTTGTCTTGCAATGGCATCACGTAAAGAACGATCAGACATTACATATTGATCTTTAGCAGCAGCATACATTTGCTGTACTGTTTCATTTATAATTTCTGCTTTCTCTATCTTATTAAGACGATTATTCTTACGCAATCTTTCCCCTAATTTTATAACAGTTTTGTCTAATTTTCCACCTTTAGTTGCAAGTCTAATGATGCCATTAATCTGTGATGCGCTTAAAGTCACACCATCAATGCTCTTATAGTTTTGCTTAGGATTAGGCCTATTTGCACCAAACTCAGCTAATACAGTATATCCTCCCGGAATTAAACCTTCAGTTGTTTTGAATGGGCCATATAAATCATATGTATTACCTAATCCATTACGTTCTATTTGCCCTGTAAGTGGGTCTAATGATGCTGGTAAATTAGGGCTGCAATTTTGTGTCTTGGCACAAATCTTAGAAAATGCTGTATTGTATCCTTCAATAGCTGGATTAGTAATTGAACTATATGCGTCATAGTCCTCTCCAATCATTTCGGCTGGAGCAGTACTTGTTTTTTCTGGATAAATAGAACGTTCCAAATCAGATTGAAAACCACTCCAAGGCCCTCCGATCCATACTGTTTCGCCATCTACTTCTTGCGGTATAGGTGTAGGAATACCTTGCAATGCATAGGTTGAATAAATCTCAGATATTTTTGCCAAAGAATTTCCTAATTCATCAGCAGCATCTTTTCTATAATCTATAATAGAGGCCATAGAAGCCATGGTTTGCATTAATGGATGTTCAGTCATATAATCATATGTTGACATCACAGCAGATGTATACAATAAATCTATATCTTCTGATGTAGCATTAGTGTTATAAGCAAACTCTGTTAAACTTGCAAATTGTGCTAACAAAATTGAGATAGGCTCAATGCCTTTATATGACACATAGATTTTATCTTTAGTAATACTTACGTTTGTTAACTTTTGAAATTGTTTAATTTTTTCTGGCGACAACTCACCTGTATTAAATACAAATGAATAAGGTTGCCAACCTTGTTTTTCAGCAAGCAATCTATCTTCATATGTGCCAAATGCACCAGCACCTGTAATATAACCATTCTGTGTTGCTTTGCTAATAACATATCCCCATCCACCACCCATAGTGACGCGTGCCATAGCTAAGTCACGTTGTACACCACCCGCATTCCAATTTTTCCAAAATCTTGGTGTTAAATAGAAAGTGAATGGATTACGCTCATTTGCTGCACCAAAGACATTAGACACAACACGCATAAATGGCATATGTACCTTAAGCCAGGGATTATTGAATACTTTTTCTAATGATCCTAATGTGCCTGTAATTTTTTGAGTATTGGTTGCATATCGACCATAATCAATAGCCTCCATGATCATGTCTTCAGTTGGGCTTTCTAACAATGTTTCAGCTAATTCAGCAGCTTTTTTATGAGCATCATCATAGCTCATACCTCTTTCAATTAATCGTTGTGCTTCAAAATATTGTTTACGTACAACTTGCATTTCAATAGATCGCCAAAAAGTTAAGCCTTTCATAAACTCATCTTCAGCCATCATGATGCGTCCACTAATGGTTGCCATCGTACCCATATACTCAATAGATTTAGATGCAAATTTTTCATGTGGATTATTACCAAAGTTATATTCAAAAGCACGCCTACCTACTGGACTTTGAATAACTTTATTGCCTAAAGGATCAGACAACTCATTCTTCATTAATGCTTTTTTGAATGCAGACCATGCACGACCCCAATATTGTGGCTCAAATGAAGCACCAATAATTGCTTCATCTAACACCATGCGTTCAGGATTAGCTTGCATAAAAGTTTTACCACCTATAGTAAAACCATCTTTGAATAAATAAGTGCGTGCTTTCCCCCAACCCACAGCAATAAAGTTTTCTGGAATCATTAAAGTGCGCATACCAGCAAAGCCTAAAATATTACGCAAATGAGAATCAACCTGAGAGATTAAACCTGTAACATAAATACTTGGTATAATTTCCTGAACCTTTTTATACCAAGGTGTATTAAGTTGTTCAGCCAATTTAGTACGAGTTGCATGATCTGTTTCACTCACATATTTTTTAGCAAATCTTTTAATAGCTTCTTGACCACCAAATACATCCATAGCTTCTTCTGCAAGTCTATCTTGCATTGGCCCAGGTTTACGAGCTACATTCAATACACCTAATGATCGAGCAATATCAACTTGTTGTTTTTTAATTTTCTTAGCTACAATACCTTCAAGGGTAACAGCATGTTGAAAATCTAATATATCTTGTGTTTTTAATCCTGTTCCACCCTTAGCAACTTTTTGCCCTAATTCATAGGCATGATTACTTACATCAGCTAGAAATTGAAATTGTTTATAAATATCTTTATAGTCTGCAATGGTTTTACCACCTTGGTATTTAGGTGATACCATTTTTTTAATAAACGCTGAATCATAAATAGGTTGTTCTACAATAGATAAAGTCACAGGTGCATTTGCATCTTCTGCCGTTTTTTCTGCATCACGCACATATTTTTCAGCACGCGCTTTATCTTTAAATATTTTGACTTGATTGCCATTTTCCATAATGGCATATTGTGGTGACATTAAGTCATCATGTAATTTAGTAAAATCAACTGTTTTATATTTGTCATATCCTTGAGCTTTTGACAACATTTCCATGTGTTGTTTTAAGCCATCTTCAGATTCAATGAGCAAGTAATTAAATGTAGTATGTGGAGGTTTAGCTTTATCTACATTCTTAATAACTTTTTTAGTAATCAAATCACTAACAGGTTTAGGAACTTTACCAGCAACTTTAATAGCATCACCTGTAAATACAGATTCAGTATGTATATTTTGATTAATTAAATCTAATGTAGCTGATTCTTGATCTTGTTCTGCATTAAAAACTAATGTATTAGGAAGTGGTTCTTGAATAGAAGTTTGATCTAACTGGCTATCAACCACATTACCCATAGAAAAACTATCAACTGATATAGGCTCTTCATCAGGACGTACAACAATTGTAGCAGTTGCAATATTTGCATCTTCTGTCATTTTAGTTACATCTTGTGATATGTCTCTATCTGCCATAATTATTTACCTTTAACACTTTTAACAACACGTTTGACATTTTTTGCAGTCAATGCACCAGGAGCAATAAATTCAATGATATCTTTTAATGGGTCACCTAAGCCTTCTACATCCCAGCCTTGTTCTGATAAGAATTTATCAATATCTTCTATCTTGCCCGGTACTGCTTCATAACCTTCTAAGAACCTTGTTAAACGATCTTTATCTGGATTATGAGGTTGGCCTTGATAATCTCTAGGACTAATGGCATTTAATAATCCACTTACTAATCCAACAA